AGGGGGTGCTACCGGATCCTTTGATCAAGATGGGCAAATTGTATCTGGGGATGCCTTATCGGGTTCTAACGTTGCTTTGAAATACCCTAGATTTGATTACGGGTATGTTCGAAGAGTATCAGAAGCGTTAGCAACAGAAGCAGGGTTTGGTGGCTTAACACCAATCTATTCAGCATCTGTTGACAGAATAACAAATCAGCAAGATTATGATTTACAAACTTTAATTTCTTCCTCCGCAGCCACTGACACTACAGTACCATATTACGGAAAAGTGCAGGATAAGAGAGTTGTTATTAGAAAAGTATTTTTTAAGACTCCTCGCGCGATGTGGAGATTTTATGGTTATTACGGCGGCTTTTCAGTTGTTGGTAACCTAAGAACCTACGGACAATACGCAGACGACTCCACCTTTGAGATTGTTCCAACTTGGCAGAACAAACTTCAGGCAATTGCCTATGAAGATGCTTTAAATGTTAGAGTTTCACATTACTCGTATGAGATACATGATAACAATTTAAGAATTTTTCCTAGACCAGACGAAACATCACCAGAAAATTTCTGGGTCCAGTTCTCCATTGATGGTGAGTATGAGGCTTGGCAAGAAACTGGCCGAGGCAATGAGGGTGTCGAAGGCGTTAATAACTTAAACACTCTACCGTTTGAGAATATCCCATATGAAAACATTAATGCTATTGGTAAGCAATGGATTCGTAGATTTGCTTTGGCATTGACAAAAGAAATCCTGGGACAAATAAGAGGAAAATTCTCTAGTGTTCCTATTCCCGGGGAATCCGTAACTCTTAACGCTTCAGATTTGTTGTCTCAAGCCAGAACCGAAATGGATCAGCTGAGAGATGAACTTAAAACCATTCTTGAAGACACTACTTATGATAAGTTGGCTGCGATTGACTCAACACTACAAGATTCAACCAAGAAGGTTCTTGAGAATGTCCCAGCTGGCATTTATGTAGGGTAGTTAAATGTCTCGTAGTAAAAGATCAGAGAAACAAATAAAGGATAAGCGTTCCAAGCGATTCAATTATGTTGGCGATGAAGAAGTTGCTTCGAAGCTTCAAGAAATAGAGTTCATGCCTTCGTCTTTAGAGACGATTGATAGAGCGATGCTTCGATTTATTGATGAAGAGCTTAACCTTTTTACGAATACCAACGATGGATTTAAGAAAGTTCCAGTTTTATGGGTCACAGCAGAGCGTGCCTTTCAGATAAAGCACAACAAGGATCTGCGAGATAAAGAAGAAACTTTAATTCTTCCTTTGATTACGGTTAATAGATCTAATGTAACCAAAGAACAAAACTATAGAGGAACTGTGTTTGCTAATCTGTATCCGGTCAATGATGAGAAAGGTGGTACGATAACAATCGCCAGACAAATCAATCAAAAGAAAACTGCTGAGTTCCAGAACGCTCAAGCAAATAGGAAGTATGGGGCTGATGGTGATGTTTCTAGTAAAATGCTTAATACAAACAAAAGAAATATGTCAACTGCAAAGACAGTATATGAAACAATAACCATTCCAATTCCTACTTGGGTTAAAGTAACATATGAGATTTCTATTCGCACAGAGTATCAGCAGCAGATGAATGAACTTATCCGCCCATTCATAACAATCCCGGGCAATTCAAGAATGCCAAAACGTATTGAAGCTGAAGGTCATTATTACGAAATATTTATTGAAGGTGGATTTACCAACAACTCTAATCAAGCCAGTCTTGGAATGGAACAAAGAAATTACGAAACCAACATTAGTATTGAAACTCTTGGTTATCTTATTGGCGAGGGTGAAAACCAAGAAAGACCAAAAATTGTAAAGCGTCAGAATGCAGTAGAAATAAAACTTGGTAAAGAGAGGACTATAGTGGGAGATATCCCTGAAAACATAAAAGATGGTTTTTACAGAGAATAATTCTCTTCCTACTATTTAACACTATTTACTTTGAACATTTTCGCAATGTAGGAGAACCGAACGAATGTCAATCAAAAATTACCGATTTGTATCCCCCGGCGTTTTCGTAAACGAAATTGATAACTCACAGCTTCCTGCCTCGCCAGCAGGTATTGGGCCAGTTATTATTGGACGCGCGGAAAAGGGACCAGCCCTAAGACCAACAACTGTGGACTCTTTTGAAGAGTTTGTAAATATTTTCGGCACCCCAAACCCAGGAAACTCTGGGGATGACGTTTGGCGTCAGGGCACCAGCACCACTGCCACAACCTATGGCATGTATGCCGCACAAGCTTACCTTCGTAATAGTTCTCCTTTAACTTACATTCGTTTGCTTGGTGCGGAATCAGATAGCTATAGCCCTTCTGGCGTTCAGACTGACGGCGGCGGTGAAGCTGGCTGGGACCTAGGCGGTGATGCTTATGGATTGTTCCTTTTTAACGCATCAGCAGCCAATGTAGGATCACAGGTAACTGGTGCTCTAGCTGCTGTTCTGTATGGAACTTCCGGAATCGAGTTTGCTTTATCTTCCTCAAACGTTCTATCAACTGCTTCGTATGGTTCATTCCCTGCTCGTGATGCTCTACACTTAACAGGAAATACTACTATCGTAGGTTCCGATGTAATTGTCGGCACGGTAGGAGGCACCCTCGACAGAGAATACAAGTTGGTTGTTACCGGAGCCTACCTCGCGGACCCAGAAACAATTACCTTTAACTTTAATCGAAACGATTCTCGTTACATTCGGAAGGTTCTTAACACAAACCCTCAGCTAACAAACGCAAGTATTACAGATGGTCCTCAGCAAAAGAATTATTTACTAGGTGAAACATTTGACAGACACGTCAACAACATCTTAAGAGATGGTGTCGCAACATTTGCTGCTGTAACTAAGATTAAGCGCGGCGACAGCGCTGTATACACCACAGATGGCGCAGACCACTCTCAACCACTTCAGGCAGCAAGAACTCCTGATGTGATTAGTTGTCGTTTGTCTCCAACTGATATCCCAGTTAAGCTATTCAAATTTAGAGCTAGAGGTGAAGCTGGTGATTGGACAAGCAAAAACCTTAAGATTTCCATTCAGGATATTAAGAGATCTTCAAATAATGATAATGCATACGGCTCTTTCTCTGTGGTGGTTCGCCACATCAGTGATAGTGACAACGTTGTTCGAGTGGTCGAGCAGTTTAACAACTGTAACTTAAACCCCAACTCTCTTGATTATATCGCACGTAAGATTGGTGATTACAGAGACGTTTGGAACCAAACCGAAAGAAGATACGTCCAAGAGGGAAGCTACTACAACAACTCCGATTACATTTATGTTGAGATGAACTCAGACGTCGATGCTGGTAACACAGCCCCCGCGCTCCTACCATTCGGTTTTGAAGGTATTCTAAAGTATAACGACGAGGTAATCGGCGCGGCAAGCACCAGTAACGGATCAACTACTGAGCAGAATGCCGGAACCGGTAACTGGATTTCTGGATCTGGTGGCGGCTCCTTCCTGGCATCTGGTTCAAACGGAAGCTCCCCCGAGCCGGATGCTTACATGATCATGACTGGCCGAACGGGACAGCTTGGCTATCTAAAAACTGCAGCCACTGTATTCATGATCTCCGGTTCTCAGTTGAGTGCCTCTATTGCATATCCAAGACCAGTGTTCCGTAACTCCGCTGCCTCTGGCGGCTTGGCCAACCCAACTGATGCTTACTTTGGTTTCCAAACCTCACAGGGCGTTGGGTCGACTGTATATGATCGTTCAACGATTGACCTACTTCGTCCACGAGGTGGTCTGGTTGGAGATTTTACTGTCGTCACAAACGCTTCGTCGTCTCTTTCACCAACATTTACTTTGGATGATATTAAGACAGGTGGTGAATACTCAACAGGGTCCTTCAATGTTGACTCTTTAACCTTTACAAACGGTGCGGTCTCAGGTGTTCTGGATGCTGGATATGATCGATTTACCGTTCCCCTGTATGGTGGCTTCGACGGAGTTAACATTTCGGAAATGGATCCATTCACCAAGACTGCGATGAACACAGCACCAACAGAAAAGAACGATTACTCCTTCTTCTCAATTAAGAGAGCTATTGATGCAGTAGCGGATCCAGAAGTTGTTGAAATGAACTTGGCATCCATCCCGGGTCAGACTCAGGACGGCTTGACAACTCACTTAATCAACACTTGCGAAGACAGAGGCGATGCACTAGCTGTTATCGACCTTCCTGATTCTTTCCGCCCAAGAGAGGCTGGACAGTCGATTGCACGACTCAACACACAGTCGACTATTACAACGTTGATTAACGGCCTACGAGACAGAGGGCTCAACTCTTCTTATGGTTGTGCTTACTACCCATGGGTCAGAGCAAGAGACACCATCAACGGTGCCTTCCTTTGGTTGCCACCTTCCATCGCGGCTATCGGTACGTTCTCTAGCTCACAGCGTAGAACACAGGTTTGGTTTGCCCCAGCTGGCTTCAACCGTGGTGGCCTAACAGAAGGTTCTGCTGGTATCCCAGTTGTTGATGTAGCTCACCAGCTTCGTCGCAAGGATCGTGATGATCTTTACACAGCGAACATTAACCCAATCGCTAAGTTCCCAGCCGAGGGTGTTGTAATCTTCGGACAGAAGACACTACAGGTCACACCTTCTGCTTTGGATCGCATTAATGTTCGTCGTCTAATGATCTTCGTTAAGAAGCGCATCTCCCAGATCGCATCTGGTCTGCTCTTCGATCCAAACGTTAAGACGACTTGGGCACGATTTACCTCGCAGGTAAACCCATTCTTGGCTGATGTAAAGACAAACTTTGGTCTCTCTGATTACAGAGTTGTTCTTGATGATACGACCACCACCCCTGATCTTATAGATAGGAACATTCTATATGCGAAGATCTTCTTGAAGCCAACCCGAGCTATTGAGTTCATTGCGATTGACTTCAATATTACAAGAACAGGGGCGTCATTTGACGATTAAATAAAAAGTGGGGGAGTTCCGGCTCCCCGCACTAATTAACTTAGACCTATCAGGAGATAACAACAATGGCCTTTTGGACAAGCCCACTTTCAGAACCTAAAAGAAAACACAGATTTATTTTGAGAATCCCGGACCTTATTGTGCCGGATGGACCTCTAGAGGGACAGGCATTCCCAGAATACCTAGCTAAGTCTGTTACTAAGCCTTCTTACACAGTTGGCACAACAGATCATAAGTTCCTAGGCAACACTTACTACTACCCTGGTGCTGTTACTTGGAATGACGTCACTGCCGTTATTGTTAACTCTACAACTCCGGATGGTAACCAGCTACTTTATTCAGCCCTACAGCAGATGGGTTATCTAAAGCCAGATATTCAAGAAGATATTTTTAACAATAACCTTGATCCAAGCACTCCAAACAAGGCCGCTGCGTTAGCAACGCTAGGACAGGTTGAGTTCGAAGAGCTTTCAGGAACTGGTGGCACACTAGGAACATGGAAACTTCAGAATGCATTTATCACAAACGTAACGTTTGGCGATTTAGATTATGCTGATGAGGCACTTTTGGATATTAATATCCAATTCAAGTATGATTGGGCTACATATGATGTAGGCCCTGCTTCCCAGGCTTTAAATAACGTTCAGTAAAAGAAAGAGACGGTGATTTTTGAGTAGAAATTCTAACAGACAGGGGGCTCCTGAAGGACCCCCCGCACCACTACCGCAAGCACAAGCGCAACAAGCACAAAACTTATTTTCATTTCCAACCCCAACAGAGTTCGTTGAACTTCCTAGTAAGGGGTTGTTCTATGGTGAGGGACACCCGCTACAAGGTGTCGAAACTATAGAAATAAAACACATGACAGCAAAAGAAGAGGATATCCTATCTTCTGAGACTTTGATCAAAAAGGGACTTGTTATGAACAGGCTCTTAAAGTCTGTGTTGGTGGATACAACCATTGACCCTAACTCTTTGCTCATAGGCGATAAGAATGCAATTGTCATGGCTATTAGAGAAACCGGATTTGGTTCGCTTTATGGGACAAGCGTTACTTGCCCTGCTTGCGGAACATTAAATGAAAAACAATTCTCTCTGGAAGGCAAGGAGATTAAGCACTCTAATTTGTTGGAAAACGTTCAACTTCTAGAGAACGGAAATTTCTTGTTAACTTCCACGGATTATAATCCAGAGATTACCTTTGAGATTAGACTTCTGACTGGCAAAGACGAGCAAAGAATTCTAAAGCACGTTGAGGGTCGTAAAAAGCTTAAGCTTGAAACTGGCTCTGTAACTGAGCTATTAAAGAATATTATTGTTTCAGTTAACGGTATTACACAACCCAGCGCCCTTCAGGAGATTATCGGTCAGATTCCTGCTGCTTTATCAAGGAAAATTCGTAAAGTATACGAAGAGGCAATGCCAAACATAGAACTAAAAGCCGACTTTACCTGCGACAACTGCTCACACACAGAGCGTTTGGAGGTGCCGATCAACGTCGACTTTTTTTGGCCTAAACTCTAAATACCAAGCAACGCTGTACGAAGAGTTTTTTATTCTAAAGCAACATGGTAATTGGTCTTTTGCGGAAGCTTATAGTCTTCCTACTGGGCTGAGAAGATGGTTCTTAACTCGGTTGGTCGACCACTTTGAAGAAAAGAGAGAAGCAGAAGAGCAAGCAATGGCGGGCGCACGATAAGTGCGCCTTTTTGTTTATGCTACTATTTACTGAGAAGAGGTGTTCCCCATGAGCGAAGAAAGTATTGTCATCGATTTAAACGACAAGTCTCTTAATGAGAGGTTGTATACAGATTTTTCTTATAAGGTTAATCGTATGTTATTGGATTTATATCATGCCGGCGCAAATATTAACCCAACCATTCGCGGAACACAAGCTCAAATAGAATCTTTCTTCAAAGCTCTTCGTGGCGAAAAAAGATATATGGATTCGTATATAAGGCACGGACTGGGAGATTCCAGAACAATGATGAGCAGAAGCGATTTAGACCGTGCTGTTATGGGTTTTGAAAGAGAAACAGGCTTACGGTGGCCATTTAAAAATTAGGTGGCTAGATAATGTCTGAAATTACAGATCTCACAGCAGCAGTAAAAGCTTTAACTACCCAGCTTCAGGCCGGCACTGGTGGACCATCACCGGCTGCTAGAAAAGAAAGTCTGACTCAACTAAAAGAAAGAGTAAAGCTAGAAGAAGATCTTGCAAAGCAACGGCAAGAAAGACTATCTGACGAAATAAAGATAAATAAAGATAAACTTGCAACAGAACAAAAGCTTTTAGATAACCTTAGAGAACAATTCGAGCTGGAGACCGACCCGGCGAAACAAGCTAAGATTAGAAACGATATTCTCGAAAAATCTAAGGCTATCAGCGATCTTAAGGACGACACAGACAATCTTACCGAGTCCACGAAAAAGACTACAGAGGCAGTAAAACAACAATCTCAAGCGTTCAAAGCTGGTGCTGCAGAAGCCGAAAACCTGCTTGAGGGCTTTCTTGGCCTTTCTGGCGAAGGAGCAAGGTTCTTTAAAATTCTTGGTAACGGAACCACAAGTTTAGCTGGGTTTGTTGGAGGATTAGCTAAAAGCGTATTCACAGGCGACTTACTTGTTAAAGGTCTTCAGAAGTTAATTGGAAACTCTATTAACTTTGCTTTTGAACTTGATAGACAGAACGCTCAATTTAAAGCGGCAACTGGTGCTGGTAACGAGTTTTCCGGCGTCATAGATGAAGCTGGAAGCAGATATCTTACATATGGTATAAATGCTCAAGATGCCGGCAGGGCTACGCAAGCTTTATTCGGAAGTTTTAGAGACTTTACCAATCTTTCGGAGTCTGAGCGAGCCAACATAGCTGCAACGACTGCAACATTAGAAAAGTTTGGTGTTTCTTCGCAAACAACAGGACAAATCTTAGACCAAGCAACAAAGTCCTTATACATGAATTCACAACAGGCTGAAGCTCTAACAAGAGAAGCTGCGACGTTGGCGATCTCTATCGGCAAGCCAGTATCAGAGGTTGCGTCCGATCTTGCCGGCGCTGCTCCTAAACTTGCTTTCTACGGTAAGCAGATGTTTGATGTGTTTGCACAGCTAGAAAGGCAATCAAAGGCTACAGGTTTGTCAGTTGATTCTTTGCTTGGAGTGGTTGGTGAGAAGTTTGACACCTTTGAAGGCGCAGGACAAGCTGTAGGACGCCTTAACGCCATCCTAGGCGGTCCATACCTCAACTCTATTGATATGTTGAATGCAAAAGAACCTGAGCGTTTGCAAATGATTAAGGAGGCCATTGATGCCTATGGCGGTCAGTTTGATCAGCTGAACAAGTTTGAACAGAAAGCGTTTGCTTCTGCTATGGGAACTGACGTTGATACACTGCGTAGAATGTTAAATGATTTGGATCCCGAAGTTCGATTACAAGCCATGCGACAAGAAGAGTTAGCAAAGCGCGCTGGCGATGCCCGAGACATAATGACAAAACTAACTGATGCAATTAACAGTTTGATAATTAAAAACAAGCCATTAATGGATTCTATTGTTAAGGCTGTGAACAAATTCTCTGAGTTCATATATCAGGTCAACGAAGGTGAAAAGTCTCTTTCTAGCTTGGGAGAGAAACTTCTTGGTATCGTCCCCGGCTGGGTGAAGATGATTTTTGTTATTAATCTTGCATTTAAAGCATATCAACTCGTAGCTGGCATGGGAAGCGCCTGGGGTGGAATTAGTGCAGCAATTGTTGGAGGCAACAAAGCTCAAGCCCTCAGCTTCAAAGAAGTGGCAATGTCCGCTGGAAAGGCAATTAAAGCTGCCGGGCCTTTAAAAGCCCTCGGCGCCGCTGGGGTCGCCGCTGGCGGCGCCTTTGGCGCCTATAAGATGGGGCAAAGAGCGGCTCAAGCAAGAAAAGAAGGAAGATATCTCGACACGGCCAAAAACGTCGGCTACGGTGCTCTCATCGGCGGTGCTGCCGGTGGGATAGCCGGCCTGCTCCTTGGTCCCGGCGGTGCAATTATTGGTGCCAAAATAGGCGCTGGTTTAGGAACGGCTATCGCCGGCGGCGGTGCTGTAGGTCTCTATGACGACGCCGAGATGCCAGTCACAATACAGATGGCTAAGTTTAACAATAGCGATACGTTTGAAAGGGTCGGTAACTCTGTTGTTGCTGCCAAACCTGACGGTACACTTGATAAAGCTATTAGAGAAGCCTCTGAGAAGCAGACAGCTGTTTTGGTGGAGGCAATACAAAATGCACTGAACGTCAATGTTCAGATCGGAGACAAGCAGCTTGATGATATGGTTG